AGATCCTCCAGATCTCAGATCGAGACGGTGATCAGGAAGCAGCTGAAAGCCGAGATTGATGAGATCAAGCGACTGATCGCCACGAATCAGGGCCAGGGAGTTCAGAGGATATTAGACGACTTCAAGGCTTTTTGTGAGAAGACAGCCGGCGAATATGGCCAGCTGTATGTTCCGATCTACCAGGGGATCATCAATCGTCTGTTTCCGATCGTACAGAAGAAAGTGGCCACCGGAACTGAGATCTCTCAGGAGAGCTTGGACAACTATGCAAGCAAGTATGCGGTGAGCATGTCCGGGAGACATGGCAATGCAAGAGCATCAGAGGCCTCCCGAATCTTCGCTGGACACCAGGAGGATGAACTGTCCACCCTGGCCGATGAAATGTCCTCAGCGTGGTTGGAGACGGTCCCGAAGACCGAGTCCTTTGACGAAACCAACCGGGCTGGAAATGCCTTCAATCTCTTCACTTTTGGAATGCTGGGCGTTTCCTATATGCATGTGGTGGCCTCAGCTGATGCCTGTGAGTTCTGTCAGAAACTTGACGGAAAGGTGGTGGAGGTCAATGGAGCGGTCCTGGACAAGGGGACTGCTGTGGATGATGGAGCTGGAAATGTCCGGATCATCAACAAAACGATGAAGCATCCTCCATTTCACACTCATTGTGAATGTGGGATCGCTCCAGGTAAATAAAGGAGAGCAAGATGAACAGACAACTGTTGCGGGAAGATGTCGAGATAGTGACCCTTCGGAGTCTTCCGGAGTCCAGGCTGACTGAAGAGGCGGGGAGTGTGGGAGCATGGGAGGCTCCGGTCTGGCGACTGGGAGTCCTGAATCTCAACGGGAGAATCTACCCGGAGGATCTTGCCAAAAGGATCGTGGCTGAGAATAAGGTGACGGTCGCCTATGACGGTCATGACGGGGATCGCTTCGGAGATTATGAACCGGTGAAGGCTGTGGTCAAAAATCCCCGCATCCAGGATGGTCTGATGTATGTGGAAATCTTCGTGGTGGATCCTGAATACCAGGAGAAACTGAAGGCGATCGCTGATCTGGGAGTCCAGATCGGAGTCTCTTCGGTGGGATATGGGGAGACTGATGCTAACGGTCTGGTCAATGCCCACACCTATGAACTGGTGCGCTACCTTGATTTTGTAACCACCCCTTCGGGTCAGGTCTATGCTGTGAAAAAAGAATCTGCCGACTCTGAGCCGGCCAAGGATGATGAGGGAGTGCCTTCATCTGAAACTGGGGAGCCGTCCCCTGATAACCTGGCGAAGGTTGAACGATATAAAAAGGTCCAGGCCTATATCCTGGGAAGGAGACACAAATGACTCTTAAACAACTCAAAGAAAAGTTGACCGCACTCCAGACTAAGCAGGTGGAGGCCTTCAACACTATGGTGGAGAGTGCCACTGATGATAATATCAAGGCCTATGAGGAATCTATCAAGGTCTGTAAAGTGATCGAGGATCAGATCTCTGCAATGGAGAAGGATGCCCTCGATGAGGAGGGAGTCCCCGCTGGAATCCAGGAGGGATCGGCCTTGACCGAGGATGCCAAGACCTTCATCAGGAAGATCCAGGAAGCGGTGGCTGTCGGATCCAGCTATACTGGCCTGATTCCCACTACAATTTCCAGCGAGATCATCAAGAAGCGTGAGCAGTACGGTAAACTCCGACCGCTTGCTCGGAAGATGACTCTCAAAGGTGACTACACGGTGGCGATCGATGGCGATCAGGTCACTGTCGAGTATGTGGCCGAGGCCGGTGCAATCCCTGAGAAAAATGCATCTGTCGGGACTGTCAGCATCTCCGCTTACAAGCTGGGAGCGTTGGTCAAAGTCTCTCATGAGTTCCTCACTGATCTGGCCATCGATGCCATGACCTGGCTGACCGACAACATTGCCAGAGCCTTTGCGAAGAAGGAAGACAACGAGATCCTCAATGGAACCGGATCCACCAATTCCCATATTACGGGAATCCTTACCACAGTAGATACCGATGCGGTGACTGCTGAGGCTGTGGATGCGGTGACCCTCGATGAGGTGAAGACTCTGATCGGATCTCTGGGCGATTACGCTGAGGGATCGGTGCTGATCATGAACGAGGCGACCAGAACCAAACTGAGCCTCCTGAAGGATCTCCAGGGCCAGTATTACTTCCCGATCCAGAGCGATCTCAAAGAGATTCAGGGTCATAAGATCATAACCAGCCAGTACATGCCGGTTATGGCTGCCGATGCAAGGGCGATCATCGCTTGTAACATCGATTACTACATGCTGGTGGATCGTGAACAGATGGACATCAAGGTGCTCAACGAACTCTTTGCCGTGAACGACCAGAAGGGCGTGATTGGGATCGAGAGAGTTGATGGCAAGGTACTGGTGGCCGATGCCTTCAAGGTCCTGAAGATGGCTGCTGCCTGAGGAGATTAATGGATGACGACTCCACTGTTGACCCCTGAAGATCTGAGGACCGAGTATGGTTTCTCGATCAATCCCACCCAGGAGACTCAATACGAGTCCCTGATCAAGACTGCCACGGAAGCCTGTTTCCGGTATATCGGAAGGGATCTCAGTGTGGAATCGTTCGATCAATATGCCGATGGCAACTCCCAGGTGATCGTTCTGGATAATTCTCCGGTGGTTTCGATCACCGGAGTGTCTCTGGATCCGGGAAGGACCTACGCGACAAAGCTGCTGGAATCCAGCTATCGCCTGGACCCGGCCAGTGGTGTGCTGAGAATCTATGATCCAATCCCTCAGGGAGAGGATGCGGTGAAGATCAGCTACACAGCCGGGTACTCGGAGGTCCCTGCTGACATTCTCTATTGTATTGCCATGACGGTGCAGTACATGAGGATGGTCCTCCAGGCCGATCTGGCCGGAGTATCCAGCAGGACGACTGATGGGGGGACCCAGGCGATCGAGCAGAGTATTCCTCCACTGGCAGTAAAGAACCACCTCGCCATCTATCAACGAGTAAAGGTGAAGTAATGCTGAAGGTGGAGATATCAGGGGATGCTCAAGAGAGGATCGAACGAGCAAGGGACCACATCCAGGGATGGATCACGACCTTCACGGGTGATATTGCCCAGGAAGGATCGGCCTTTATCAAGGATCGCTATCTTCGGGGTCAGGCGTTACGAAGGTTAACTGGTGAGACGTTCGGATCTGTGAAGCAATTCTATGTAAAGAAGACGAGGACCTGGTACATCCGACCCGGTGTCGGTGTACGGGGGAGCCTCAACTATCTAGCCAGGTGGATCGGTACGGATCGGGAGTTTATGCAACCCGGTTTCGATCGGTTCCTGGCAACTAAGGATGTGGAACTGGGCATGATCAAGAGATTGGAGAAACAACTATGAAAAGTAAAACCGATCAGGTGTTCGATCGACTCCAAGACTACCTGGAGCCTACGATCGCCAACCTGGTGGAACAGTGGAACCTGGAAGATCCTGGATTATATCTAGAGATCCCCAGGGAATGGGATCGAGGCTACCGGGACATCCTGGCGGGGAGCAGATCCTTTCCGGCGGTCCTCTTCATCGAGCGATCGAGAGAACAGTCCGATTCCTATACCACCCAGTACAGCCTGGCGATCGGGTTTGCCTTCAAGGGTTCCGATCCCCGGCTGATTGAATCCCAGGGAAATGCATGGAAGGACATCTGGGAGGATGCGCTGACCCAGGATCACCACCTGGGGGAGACCTGTCAGGATAGTAGCAATCTGCTGATCGAGACGGACCTGGCCGGAGGGATCTTCCTAGTGTCATGCCTGATCGACCTGGAAGTGGATCGAGGGGGTTTTATATGAGATTCAAGTGTGTGAGGTGTGGACGGTACGAGGACGGTCCTGTCAGGACCCGCCGAATCTGTCCGATATGTAAGGAAGAGATGGTCCCGGTGGTAACTGCCACCGAGGACGGAAAGCAAGTAGAGAGAACCCTCAAAAAGATTGAGGAAGGAGGACGGTAATGCCTATAGCGGGAAAAGATGGAACCTTGTCGGTCGGGGCTAATGCGATGGCCTACATCGACACCTGGAATCTAACGATCAATATCGGATCGGAAGAGGTCTCAGGAATTGGATCTGACTGGAAGGAGTTCCTTCCTACGGTCAGGGATTGGTCGGGATCGGGATCCGGATCGTTTGATCCTTCGGACCCTGCCCAGAAGGCCATGATGGATATGGTCGGGGCAGGAGGTTCTATGGGATCAATGGCGATCGAACTGGCCCTTAATGCGGAGACATCCTTCGCTGGAGATTGCAATGTGACCAGCCTTGCCCTAGGCGGAACCCATGCGGGGAAAGTGACGTTCAGCTTCAACTTCCAGGGAACCGGAGCATTGACTCCGACCTTGCCTGTGGCTGGTGCCTGATAGCAAGAAAGCGGCCAGGCTCGGAATTGGGCCTGGCGTTACTCTATAAGGAGATCCTAATGATCCTATCGATAGCAAAAGAAAAAACGATTACCCCGGAAGCCCTAGGGAATAAGAAGGCGAAGGATCCCTCCACGGTGACCTTCAAGGTCCCGACCTCTACTGATATGGAAAGACTGTTAACTGAAAAGCCAAAGGATAGCGAGGTCTTCTCCGAGTTCGTGATTCAGATGACGTTCACCGATGATCAGGGAGCATCGATCCAGCCCGCCACGATCCCCTCGATGCCTGGGGTTTATCCTTTGGTGGCTGAAGTGGCCAGAGAGATCCTCATGTCAGGGATGTTGGGGACAGACGAAAAAAACGAATAAAGGCCCTTTATGCCGTCTGGTGTGAAGGTTACACCCCGGAGTACCGGAGACGATTTGGATCAGCCGATCGTACCACGGTTCTCAAAAGTGGGGATGTAGTGAAGCTGGACGACATACCGGGCCTATTTAAGGACCAGGATGCCATCAGTGCAATCCTGTTTTTTAACAAATGGAAGATCATGGGATTCCCTCATGGGCACTGGGGCAACAACCCCAACCGTCTGGTGGAGGTCGTGGATCTCCTGGATCCCCTGGATAAGATCTACCATCCGAGGAGTGTGATCTAATGGGTAAGAGTGCCAATCTCAAAGTAAACGTAACCGCCGATGCGAAGCAA